CGGCCGTCCGCGACCCTCTGGGCCCGCGCGAAGCGCAGCACCATCGCGGGACTGACCAGGCGCTCTTCCAGAAGTCCATCCCCGACCGCTGCCCTCCACGCCGAGACGATCCGGAGCTCACCGCCGCCGACCGCTTGCGCCTCAACCAGCTTATAGGCGGTTTCCGCAAGAGTGTCGACATCGGCCCTGAGCGCTGCGACATCAATGAGCTGTTGCTGGAGGACTGCCTCGTTCGCTGCGCCGAGTCCTGGTTCGCCGGCAAGTCCAAAGCCCAGATCCAAGCCGCTGTTGGCAAGTGGGAAGTCGACGACGACCCTTTGTTTATCCGCGTATTCCAAAAGGGGCAGTGGATCAAGAAGCTTGAGGCCCGCGGAGCAGACGTGAAGAAGTCGCAGGTCATTGCGCAAGTGGCCATGTCCCGCACTTTCCGTGATGCGGTGTGGTGCGAGTACCTCGAGGCTTCTCTCCTGCCCAAACTCCGCCCTCACACGCTCTACTTCAATCGGCTAAATCCCGCGCAGCTCGGAGATTGGTTCACAGAGCACTGGGACAACTCGCAGCCTGTCACGGCCAACGACTATACCGGGTGGGACACGGGTGTCGATCGCGTTTTCCTCGCCTTCGACATCTGGCTCATGGAACACTTTGGTTTCCCCCCCGGTTACGTGGCACGGTACAGACGCGAGCGCTACCTTTCCCGGACGTTCGTAGGGCCGTACCCCATCATGCAGCCGTCGGGCGATCGGTACACCCTCCTCCTGAATAGCATGCGGAACCTTGCGCTGTGTGGAGCCAGCCTCGACTTCCTCCCTGGGACGCCCATTGCCGTCTGTGGTGACGATTCGGTGGTCTGCGGCGCTTTCAAGAAGCCCAGGTACTTTCAGCCTCGCGCTTGGCGCATGACCCCGAAGCTGTCGGTTTCCCCTGTCGCCACCTTCTGCGGCTGGTCCATCGGCTCCACCGGTTTCCACATCTCCTTGGAGTCGCTCACCTACCGTGCCCGCATTGGTTTGCAGCGCGGCATCGCCCTTCCCGACTTCTGGCGCTCTGTGTGTGAGATGGTGCCGCTGACACATGGTCCTGAGTGGGAGTATTCCGCCCTCAAGCTCGTCCTCGACACGGCCGCCCGCGATCTCTGCCCCATCCCCCTCTACCCATTCTAATTTTCTCCCTCTTTCTTT